GTCCCCCCCGCCCATTTAGTATGGACGGATTCCCCGAAGTTTGATGTGAGCGACTTCGGCTCGCCCTGCGCGAGCAAGATGCTCTCTGTCTTCCGACGGGAGAACACCTCGCTTGAGGTGATACTTCTGCAAGGCCCCGAACCCATCGAGCAAGCTCTTTGGTGTTCGGTAGGTAGCTACAACGCCATGTATCATAGGCTGTTGCAGCTTGCCGTCCTGGTACTCGGTCATTGGTTTGAACGAGACACTTAGACGACCTAGCCCTGTAGATGTCGACTCGACGATTTTCCAACGCCGCTTTAATAGCCGGTCGAGGTGATGGTCGAGGTATCCTGCAGTTGTCCAGAAACCTTCAGAGTAAAGGAGATTCCTAAACGCAACAAGACTGACAACCTCATTCGCGTCTGCGAGTGATCGAGGCAACTCTCTGCGAAGACGAATAGGGGTCACCCGTTCGCCATCGTAAAAGTCGCCACCGCAAGACTCCCGGAATTTGCCATTCCAGAAGCTCTTGGACTTGTTCACCTTGAGGCCAAAGGCCTCAAGATAAGCCATCACTCGTTGCACACAATCTACAGGGACGATGATATCGTCCCCATAGACACGCACCTGTCCGCGCAGACTTTCTAAGAATGCACGGTCAAGAGGTACTTTTCTCTCTGCCTGTATGGCGAGGACAATGATGGTTGAGAACACCATCGCCTCTACCGGAAAGCAGAGAGCCGAGCCCATAGACGAGAACTTGGCTAGTGGAATTTCTCCATAGCCAGGAACTAGAGCCTTCGTACTCCTCGTCGCTTGGATCGCCGCAGATAACCGCGGAAACCTTTCGAAGAGGAGTAGTACATGCTCATTCAAGACACGATCGGATGCTTCGCTCAGATCGAGCGTCGCGAGGAAGCCATCTTGGCTGCCCTTGAGAGCCAGGAGCCGATTTGGTTCCTGGTACTTAAGTCCGATGAGATCAACGCCGAAGTTACAACGCTTACCACCGTAGGGTGGACGCGTTTTGTCAGGATTCTCCAAGCAATACACAAATTGCAGGAAGACTCCCTGTTGACAATACTGCATAGCAGTAGGCTCTTCAGCGATGACTCGAGCGGTCTTGTCCGTCTTAGGGACTGGAGTCACCTTTACAGGGACCTCAGCCCCAGGCTCGAGGAACTGGACACGATCCAATTGGTGGTCATGCCACCAACCCGGGGGGAGTGCGTAATCTCCGTAAGGAAACACGGACTCCAACCGTCGGGGCCATTGTCCGACCGAGTACTTCGCGTTTCCGCGAAGCCGGTCGGCAGTAGCGCCGGGACCGTGGCGGGGAGCGAAAGTGAAGACACTGGATGGGTCGACGATTTTGCAATCGACGAACTCATCGGTCCTCTCTCCCGCGCGATAGTCAAAAGACATCGCGTGAGGGACATGTGGTGGTAACCCAAGGAGAACATCCATGGGATCCACATGCTTCGCTAGGCCTTGACTGGTAAAGCTCCAGGCTTGAGCTTGTGGCTCATCACCCAGATGTGCTAACCAATCATGTGCCAAATGATGTGTATCGAGAACAGAGTTCTCGACATGTGTGAACACATCAGCCCACAACAGAGTAGACGCCTTTCGGAATCGGGGAAGTAATTCCTCGAGGCTACTCGTATCTATCTCTGCCAGTTCCTGTTCAATCTGAACGTACTGTCGCATTGCGTCGGCGATCCGCTCTTCCGAGCAAAGTCGCCGAATCTTGCCGAACACCGTTGTTAAATGGTGAACAGCAGCGATGCAATCAATACTAGGTACGTCCAGTAAAGCACCCTTGTCGTCGAAGATTTGATCAAGGAAACCCGCTAAGAAACGCGGGAGACCACTTCTCCTCAGGTCGAAACCTGGAAAGAAGCCGTGACCAACGGAGCCCTGTTCTAGGGACTGTGTAAGTCCCTTATCGAACGAGGGTAAGGTGATCGTCAAAAACGATTCACCCTCCGCTTCGACGCGACTCTCGAGCTTTTTGTAGTCGAGAGCAGTGCTGGTGCCACACCAGCTGGCCCATTCTTGGGCCAGCTCTCTCCACAAGGACGTAAGACTAAGCGCGGCGTAACTTGCGCCCACGGCTGCTCCAATCCTGAAGCTAGTCGAATCCTTAGACTTACACTCGCAGATAGTCGCTGCTCAAGCGACGGCTACAGCTCCCCTCCGAGGAGGGAGAGATATGCAGCACCCGAGGAAGCAGCCAAGAAGGCCGAAAGGCCATCATAAAGCTGCTTCTGGATTGTCGGAGAAAGAAGACCCGGTGAAGGGCCTCGCCGAGCAACCCACACGCTGTCAGTGACAGTGCGGAAGTTGCCGGTGACGAACGGATCCGCCACATTCTGCGACCGGTCGAGCTTGATGACGGACTGCTGAAAGTCCTTGCCAACGGATTGTCCGATGGTGAGGACAAACAGCCCGTCCGCCGTCCTGAAGTTGCCCTTGTTCGCGCTGATATTCACGCGCTTCAGGGCCTGAGGGACGGCATTGACCGTAATAGTGGGATCTGCGAACATAAATCATCTCCTGTGTTGAGTGACCAGGGCATTAACTTCCCTGGACTTGGTGGAAAATCACTGGTTTGCTACGCCAGCAATCAGTGCCGCTACCATCGGGATAAACCCAACGCAGCGATGATGGCCTTCTGACGGTTCGATAAAGAATCGTAAGAAATGCCGAAACCGTAAGGTGTAGCGCCCCGCCTCTGCTTCCACTCTTGCGTCCTCACGGACGTTTGAGTGACGCCAAAGGCGGTGCCATGGTCAATAGTGACCTTGGCAGTATGGCACATCATGTAGCCATTGCGCAACACCAAGCCGTCGGAACCGATATTGGAGATGTTTGTCATCACATCACCAACGTTGGAAAACCAGTCCGCGGCCCAGCTCCAAGGGCTGAGGTTCCAAAGAACCTCTGGGGTCAACCTAACGCCGTAGAGTTTACGTGCGTAGGCGCCATAACGACGAAATTTGTCGTTAGTGGACCCACCAGTGGGGAGGTGGTAGATATACTCCGCCTCGAACCACTTGCGCTGTAGAATGCGCTGGTGGCGGCCCCCGCCCGAGAAGAAACCTACTGCAGGAGTCATAGAGAACGAACATGCGTCCGCTCTCGACTGTTCTATAGTAGGCCAGTCATAATACGCCTTGATGACTTTGTTCGAGTTCTCCTGATAGGAGCGCACGAGCTTGTCCGTATGATCGACAACATACGCGAAGTCACGAATGCTTCGAACAAGGGGTAGCCACCCGAATTCCACGTTAAGGTACTCTCCACCTGCCTTCTTGGCCAGGCGAGTTTGTTCCATAACAGTGGCACCGGGTACGTTGGGAATTCCTTCCATTCTGAGCTCTCCGATGGTTACGGAAAGATCAAAGGTTGGATTAGTCGGCATGGTCCGGGATATGGCTGTAGAGCCGTCCGAATCAAGCTGACTATCAGATGGAACTGACGGTATCGCAAGATCTGCGACCGCGGAGGTAGGGGATTCTATTCTCATAGTCCCCGATGTCAAGGTCTGTCCACTCCCGCCGGTAACACGATGAATCGTGGCCGCCGAGGGATGGTAAACCTTGGTGTCCCTGGTAAGATTCCAGGGACCCCCACCGCTCCATCTGCCGCCCTCAAGCTGAGTATTGGTAAAACCAATATTGGTCTCCGTTGATAGGGGACCGTTGCTAGAGTACGGAGCGAATGGCACAAAGATGGATGATCGGTTCTGCCCAGAAACTGGGGAACCGTACCACTCATTCTTCTTGACTTTGAAAGCCAAG